CTGAAGAGGTTTAAGAATGAAACAATCAAAAAAGAAAATAGTTCTTAAAGTAAGAAATATAAAAATTGAATCAGTTAACCCGGGAATTATAGGGTTCATTGGTGATTTTTTATCCGAAATTCCATTTTGGATAGATGGAGCCCTAATGCGCCTCAAAAAATCAAAGCACAAAAACTTAATAGAATTTTGCATCAGCTGTATTTCGGCAGTAATAGGAAGTCTCTTAGCCCTCCTCATTTTACGAAAAAATGGGTGGCTATAAGAGAAGTTATAAAAGCTACAACAATAGGGGTTGCTACCGATTTAAAAACAAACTCTATAAGTTCAGATAATAGGTCCTCTCGATAAAAAAGACCTTTGCAAGAAATATCGAAATAAGAAGGTAATCCATTCTGATCCATCTTAAGTTCAGAAAGATAATTGTGCTCGTGGAGAGAAATTACTGCTTTTACAACTTTATCTACAGATTTTTTCTCTACTAAATCATTGAGGTCATTGTAACTGTGAGCGTTTTTATTTCGGCAGCGATTCAGAATCGTTCGTCTAATACCTATTAGTAAGTACATGTTAAAACTCCTTTTTTAAAACAAAAATTACACTGAAATTATATCAGAAAGGAAAAACAAAATGGAATCACACAAGGAATGGAAAGAAAGAGAAGCTGAAAAGCTTGCAAACGTTATCGCTAATCACATGATATTAAGGTCACTAACCCTTGAGGTTTTAGACGAAGCTAAACGATTGGTTGAAGATGTTTACAGATCGAACGCAACAATGATAAAGCCGGACGAATCCGGCAAGTGGTATCCCGAGACGAGTGACGGGATCATAGTTATCAGGGGAAAATCAATCCCTAGACCTTAAAACACATTTTTACTTTAACAACAATAGAAAGGGGATAAAAAATGACAAAAGAAATGAGAAAATCCCTGTTGCCGTTACTCAGGGAAATTAAGAAATTAAGAAAAATGGGGATAAGGGTTGACTACATAGTTAAATTTTCAAAGGAGAAATAGCCTTGTCATACCGCTGACAAGGCTACAGAAAAACTGTTTATCTGTAGAAGGAGAAAAACATAATGGATACAAACACCACAAGACAAATTATCTGTACAGCAATAAGAGATACCCTACACGCAATGAATACATGCAAGGACCTTGACATGATAATCGTTACACCAGATAAGGACGAAGTGCTTTTATCATACGGAGATAAGGCACTGCGCGTAGACATTCAGGATATCCCGGAAGAAGAACTACCGAGATTCTTAATCGCAAAGATTAACTATGAGCAGAGAATGACACTAAACGACTACCAGCACGAAACACTGAGGACAGGAAAAGAAGTAGGCGTAATTGAATCCGTAATGGGAATGTGCGAAGAGATCGGGGAAGTAGTTGGCAAAATCAACAAGGCTACATTTAGAAAGCACGATGCGGATGTGGGAGAACTAATTGGTGAACTAGGCGATGTTCTTTGGTACTTATCCATAACAGCATATAACGCAGGAGTGCCGCTAGAATCTGTCGCAAAGCTCAATCTAGCAAAGTTAAAGCTAAGATACCCAGATGGATTCGATATAGAAAGATCCAAACACGAAGAGGAATAAAGAAATGGATAGGCAAGCAATATTAAACGATCTTAAAAAAGAATATGGCAGCTTCCCGACTATATCAGATATATCAAGATATCTAAAAATTAGCCGTGCAAGTGTAAGAGACCTAATGAATGGCGTTGAGTGCTTGCCGGACGGAAGAAGCAAGAAATATTTTGCAGGGGATGTAGCAGACAAAATCTACAAGAACAGGAGCATGTAATGAGCAATAAAGAGTTATTCAAAGCCATATTTTCAGACGAGGAAGGTAACTTCCAGGTAATAAGCCTAATCGGAACTATTTGCCTAGCGCTGCTATTCCCTATGCTACACATATTCCTATATGCGCTAGGGTGCAGATAAAAGCGAGGTTAAACGTGAATAAGTTTAAAACTATTGAACCTTGCATTATCAAAGTGATTAAGCTAGCGCATGAAATGGTCGATAGCGGTACGATTGCAGGAGCAAAAATAACAACATCAGATGGATATGTAAATCTTAAACGCATGAATGGCAAGGTAATTGCACAAAGAGAGGTGCGATATGGATATTGATAGACGAAAAAAGTATTTTAGCGGACTTGTATCTGAATCAGCAATGACAAGAGAGTTTGCTGAATGTGATGAACCTAAGATAGAAGTGAATGAAGAAAAAAGTGTGTTGCTAGATATAGAACCTTGGAGCGATGAAGAATTGCGAACAATTACATTCGATTAGGAGATTGGCCAAATGATGGAATATTACAAAACATGTGCTTTTCCAAAGCCACAGACCAGGAAGAAAAAGAAGAAACAAAACGGATATAAGGATAAAGCAAGTAGATTCTGCGCGTATTGCGGAAAGCCTTACGCTGAAAGACACGAGGTATTTGGTGGATCTAATCGCCAAATAAGTATAGATCTAGGCTTTCAAGTGGACGTGTGCCACGAGCACCACGAAGAGCTGCATATGAACTGTAGCAAGTGGGCACAAGAAGAGAACACTAAACTAAGACGCTTTTATCAAAAGAAATACGAAGAAGAAAAGATAGACGAGGGAATGACCAGAGAGCAAGCACGTAATGACTGGATGATCCTTATAGGAAGGAACTATTTATGAGTAGATGGAAATCAACGACAACCATCCCAAATATAAATCTAAATGTAAATCAAATCCTACATAAGGCAGATTCAATAGACGACACATTGACGTACGAGTCTGTGAAAAAAGGATTTGCTTATGTAGCAAATAAGGAAGAATTCTTAATTCTGAGTGCGTCAAATGGCTACCTCAGAATGACTTATGAAGAGCTAGAAGAAGTTAGAAAAGAAATAACAGGAATCTTAGAGGAAGTAGATAGGAAAAGATGGTAAACGTAGGATGTGTGTGTGACAGGTGCGGACACGAACACGGAACACCAAATGACAACAGGTCGTTTCGCTGGTGCAGGCGAATTAAGGGGACCATCTGTGGTAAATGTTGTAATGAATGCGAATGCTGTAACGAATGGTACTGTATGTATGATCCAGCAGGAAGAGAAAAAATGCGAATACTGGTATACGCAAACAGGGAAGCCGAAAGAAGAATAGCTAAAAACGAAGATATTGCTAAAAAGGTAAGCGCTAAAACAAAAAGAATGATTGAACAAGCTAACGAAAACCTAAAAGCGGAGATAAACGCTAGAGAAGAAGAATATGACAAAATACGCGCCAGGGAAGGCGAAGAACCAGAAATGTTTTAAGGAGATAAGCATGAGTTACGAAACAAACGACGAAATAACAATGGATGCGTACATTGAAGAAAAGTTAAACACAAAGTTGCCTAAACTATTTTTTATCTCACAGCCAATGGCTGCCAAAACAGATGTAGAAATAGCTGCTGAAAGAACAATGATTAAAGAAAGAATTAAGAGAGAAATTAATCCTGCAGCCATCTTTATTAATTCCGTGCTGGATAGAGAAAAGATGAAAAAAGAAATCAAAGATAAAAAGGTTAAAAGTGAATCGCTTTATTACCTGGCAAAATCATTAAAACTACTATCTACTGCAGATATGGCAGTATTTGCTACAGGCTGGGAAGATACTAGGGGCTGCAGGATTGAGGAAATGGCAGCTAGGCAGTATGAAATTGATGTGTACTACATATAGGTGAAGCAATGAATATAAACTACTGTGAGCTTTGCGGTTGCGGTACCGCAAGAGAGAAGCGAGAAATACTTACACTAGAAAATTCAGACGGAAAGCAAGAAGTACACGTACTATGTAAGGCGTGCGCTGATGCACTAAAGAGACAGTTAACAAGGAATAGCAAATGGACTACAAAATCATAGAAGAGCTAGCCACACTATCGACAGATAGCAAGGGCAGAAAAAAGAAACTCATAAAAATATCCTGGTATGGAAAAGAACCGGGGTATGAAATAAGGACCTTTGATAAAGACGGAACACCGCTTAAAAGAGCAATGCTAACAGAAGATGAATATCAGGAGTTAGCAAAATTCATGATAGGGAACTATTAATTGGAGATGCAGATGACTAATTATGAACTAATCCAAGAAATGGAACCATACCAACTTGCCGAGTTTTTACGCAAAGTAAGCGATGGCGAAACAGAGTTTACGGTTTGCGATAGAGAATGTGAATCCTGCGCTAATGATGTAGAAATGTGTGAAGCGCTAATAGAGCGCTGGCTAAAAGAGGATTGCGAGAATCTAATTGCAGAAAAACCAATAGAGCTTGAACCTTGGCGAAAAATAATAACAAGACCACTAAATGACGAGGAAAAGGAAGAATACAAGGAACTCGGGTGGGATTATATATTAGAAAATTTGCCAAGTTATGAAGAGGACGTACTTGTTACAGATGGTGACAATGTATGGGTGGATTACTTCGAAAAAGATGAAAACGGATGCGTATATCTTGGTGGAACTGACGAATGTGTAGACGGCGTTGTAGCGTGGATGCCAATTAGGAAGTACGAACTGTAAATTTTGACAACTAAGGAGAAATGCAAAATGAAAACGCTGCTTAAGTATCCAGGAGCTAAAAATCGATTAGCTTCGTGGATAGTGAGCCATATACCACAGCACAAAGTGTACTGCGAACCTTTTTTAGGAAGTGGCGCAGTGTTCCTAAACAAGGAGCCTGCATACAACGAGATTCTTAACGATCTCGACGATGATATCTATAACTTTTTCAAGGTCGTTAGAGAAAATCCTGAAGAAATCTGCAGATTGATAGAAGCCACGCCGTACTCGCGTACCGAATACACAACGGCGTATGTAGAGAGCGAAGAAGAGGCGTTATCTATCGAGCGTGCAAGAAGATTTGCCGTTAAGTGCTGGCAGGGCTTCGGATGTGGTAACAAGTACAAAAACGGTTACAGACGAGGGATAGGGGCTACAAGCCCTAATCCTGCAAAAGCGTGGGCAAGGCTCCCAAAAACGATACAGCTTGCGGCCGAAAGGTTAAAGAACGCACAGATTGAGCACAAGGATGCACTTGAACTTATAAGTGACCTATATGGCGAAGATACATTTATTTACATCGACCCACCATACCTGCAGGATACAAGGAAGAATTACCTATACAATCACGAAATGACAGATGAGCAGCATATTAAATTGTTGCAAATTGTGAAAGAAAGTAGCTGCAAAATCATGATCTCTGCATATGAAAACGAACTATACAACGAGCAGTTAAAGGGTTGGAGAAAAGAACACAAGTCAACCACGGCCGAATGTTCGAGAAAGAGAACTGAAACGCTATATATGAACTATTAAGGAGCGAATAATGGACGAAAGAAAATTTATAAAGAAGTGTAAAGAGTTTGTAAGAAACTACTATAACGATAGAGTTGAATCAACAGATAAGAATGGAAAAATCACAACAGATGATGTATTTGTCGTATGGTTCTGCAAAGCATTACAGAATTCGAAAGCATTACTCAGCACCAATGTGCCAGATGGTATGTATTATGAGGTTACCTACAACGGAGACAAGAACGAGTGCTATCTTGACGCCTATAAAAAGTGGCAGAACGTTTGTATTGAAATGTAGTAAAAGGAGTACGAAATGGAAGGGTTTTGTAGAGATTGTGGGCAACTACATTTAGTTGCAGCAGAAACACAAGAGGAAGCGGATGAAATCGCAACAGCAAGATGCGATTGCGAGAATGAAGAGAAGTGGCACAGGCTCATGAACGCAAATGTTGAAATGCTATGTGGCGAGCAATCGAGGGAAATGCAACTTCAACCGTTGTGCAATTCCGGTATTGAACTTGTGAAGAGAACATGCGAGCTCGTAAGAGCTAATGTGATCGATAAATCGAAAGTTAATATCGCAAACAGCGAAATAACGATAACGAGGAAAAATGACAAAATCGATATCAAGAGAGTGAAAAAGCAAACAAACCAAATGATGATTTAGAGCAGTAGAGCGAAACAAACAACATAAAAATAATATGCTATGTAAGTAGCGGACACCATAAGTTATTTTTATAAGGCAAACAATAAAGATGTAAAAATGATAATCTCTCAAACCAACGTCCGCTACTTCATATATATAGGAGTAAACAATGATCGACTTAATACTTACATTATGGATATTAGGAATTATAGCAGGAGTTAATGCGCTGCTATTCACTGCGCTAAACAAAACGGAAAAAGCAAACAAACTATATCTAGCAGCAGACTTACTTATCTCTGCAGGATGCCTAGTGATTCTATACTGGATATTCGTATAACTAAATTGCTATGACGGCGGCGAACATAAAGATCCTTTCTGAAAATAAATATACATATAAGAGCACAACATAATTAAGTAGTCATATTCGCCGCCTCATATATATAAGAAGAAAACATAAAAAACGAGAAAACAATCACCAGCTACGAGCTGGTTTAAAAGTTCAATTGAGTATTAACAAGTTAGCGAAAATATAGATATGATTAGAACTAAAAAATATAACTGCGGAAATTATCAAGAAATAGAAATATTTAATGTATCGCCAAGAAAAAGAAAATATGAGAGAGCAAGGAAGGTAAAAGAATCTACACCGGCACAAAAAAATCTCAACTCTAAAAGAGCACAGAGATATTTTGCAAGGCTGTGCAATCTTAATTTCACTGAGGGTGATTACAGCGTAGACGCTACATACGACGATGCACATCTTCCGGCTAACAGAGATGAAGCGTTAAGAGACGTTAGAAACTATGCACGTCGTGTTAGATATGAAATGGCAAAGCGCGGAAAAGAAGATGTTGAATTTGTGTATGTAATTTCCAATCACAAAGGAGATGACACAGGTTCAAAGGCAAGGTGCCACATTCACATGATTTTTAAGGGAGCAGATAGAGATGTCCTAGAAAAAAAGTGGAAGGCGGGATACTGCAATACAGATAAACTTAGATTTAGCGAAACAGGAATTACAGGAAAAGCCTTGTATATGGCAAGGCAAGGAAAAAGCAAAAGATGCTGGGGCGGTTCTTTAGGTTTAAAAAAACCAGAGCCGATTGTTTCAGATAGAACATTTACAAGGGGGCAAGTAGAGAGAATCATAAACGATCCAGGAGACGGAAGATTTATTTCAAAGTTAATAAATAAAAATAATAAAACTAAATACGTATTCACAGATTGCATAGTTGAACACGACGGCAGGCAAGTAGGATTTTTTTCGGAAGATCCAGGGGACGGCCTCGGGTTTAGCGTGCTAATCAGAATGAGGAGGGAATGATGAGCTATTACATTAAATGCCCTTTTTTTATGGCGCATAAAGAAAACACGATCACATGTGAAGGCTGCATGCATTTTTTTGACACAAAGAAAAAACACCGAAAACAGATAGAGAAATGTGAAGAAGGCGGCACAGAATGCAGGTACGCTAAAAGGCTTTTTGAGTGCTACGAAATTTATCAAGATTCTCCAGATTTAGAATTAAGATTGCATGAAGTTTATAGCGATGAAATGAGAAATCAAATATCAACGCTCGTGTGGAGGCTAGCCAGAGAAAAGAATAACCAAAAGAAACTCAAAGAAAATTACGAGAGTGCTCTCGAAATCAAAACAAAAGATATAAACAGACTTACTAGGCAGCTCATGCTAGATAGAAAAAAGGTAGCAATCAATGAAAAAACAATCCTAGCGTTAATGCATGAGAATAATCTCAGCATGAAAGACATCGGCGAACTTGTGGATAAGTATAGAGATAGCGAATTAATTTTTAATACAGAAAGCGGAAAGGTGGAAAAGATATGAACGCATTAATGGACGGTATTATATTCATAATGATTAACGCCCAGGTAGGAATAGAGCTAGGTGCTACAGGGTGGAGTTATTTTTAAGCAAGAAAAAACGAGGGGCTACCCTCGTTTTAGTTTAGGCTGCTTTTATAATTTCTTGTGGCACGAACGAGAAATATAGTTCGCTGCCAATCTCTGCACTCTCGCGCTCATATAACACTATAGCCTTATCGGGCGCAGCAGATGATTTTATTTTATCGATTGCGTTTTCTTTAGTTTCAAAGCCGCCAATACGGATATTGCAATCTCCTGTATATGGAACGGACGATATTCCGTCAGAATCTTTCATAAAGCAATATACTGTGTAATGCTCTTCGCCGTTTGGTCTAACTCCGTACCAAAAATCTAGTGAGTTTAAATATTCTTCGCAGTTGATTTTCTTTGTAATTTCGTTTAACATAATTATAGCTCCTTTTAATTATCAGGGGTGGTAATTTTTAGGGTGTTCGAGCCGTTAGAGCGGCTCGATTTTTTATTTTTTGTTTTTTTGAATCTGCTCAACTAACAGAGATTCTATAAAGTTGCTTAGCGTTCTACCTTCCTTTGCTGCTAGTTCTGTGGCAGCTTCTTTAATTCTCGGGGTAGTTTTTAAGTGTATGTGTGCTGTTCGTTTATCCATGTTTTACTTACCTCTTCCTTTAGCTTGTCTAAAGTATACCACCACATTAACACCTTGTCAACACCTTTTCAAAACTTTTTTAAAAAATTTTGAAGCAGGCGAAAAAACGCATATCGATAGGCATAATAAAGCTGGAGGAAATCATGGATTGGAACAAGCTCGAAGTAGAATACATAACAACAAATACGTCATACGCGAAACTAGCTACTAAATACCAAACATCGGCGCGCACTATTTCAGAATATGCACGCCGTCACGAGTGGAAAGAAAAGCGCAGGAAATATGTATCAGATACTGTCGGAAAAGCTGTAGAGCGCGTATCTAAATTAGAATCTATAGACTTATCTAAAGAAATAGGCATAGTACATAACTTGTCTAATATAATGAGCGACGCTCTTTTAGATCCAAAGCAGTTCAATAGATATCTGGTTGAAGAAACTGAATACAATTCAGATGGTTTTCCGGTGTCAAAGAAAACTGTTGAGAAAAAATTTAAGCGAACAGATTTTAAACAGGTAAAAGATGCAGCTAATGCGCTGCAGGCAATCGAGAAAATGAGACGGTCAATGGAGACTATTCTTACATTCCAAGAAAAGGAAGATCTTAAGCTTGCAAAGAAAAGAATTAGACTCGAAGAGAGAAAAGTTAAGCTACTTGAAGCCGAGGCAGAAAATAAAAATATCAGTGTTGAAGAGGCTGAAAGCATCGTACTTGTTAACTTAATTGATGAAGAGGTTGCGGAGGTAGCAGAATGAAAATAGCATGGGAGCCGCAGCCGCGCCAAAAAGTATTTATGAGCCGCCCAGAATACGAAGTGTTATATGGTGGCGCAGCTGGAGGCGGAAAGAGTGACGCTATATTATGCGAAGCGCTAAGGCAAGTACATATACCAAGTTATAAAGGTTTAATACTTCGTAGAACATTCCCACAACTCTCGGAGCTTATGGATAGATCCATAAATCTATATTCAAAAGCCTTTCCAAGTGCAAAATTCAACGAATCAAAATACGTATGGAAATTCGGAAGTGGAGCAAAAATATATTTTGGAAATCTGCAGAGGGAAACAGATAAATATAACTATCAAGGTAAGGCATATGACTTTATAGCCTTTGACGAGCTAACGCACTTCACTAGAACACAGTACATGTATCTAATGTCGCGTAATAGACCGACGGCACCGGGAACGAGGGTATACATAAGAGCTAGCGCAAACCCTGGCGGAGTTGGTCATGGCTGGGTAAAAAAGAGATTTATAACACCTGCGCCGCCTATGACTCGTATTAAGGGAGTATATAAAATCGTTACCCCAACAGGCGAGCTAATAGAGCGCGTGCGTAGCCGTATGTTTGTACCATCAACAGTTTTTGATAACAAAAAGCTATTAGAAAACGACCCGTACTACATCGCAAATTTAGCTATGCTCCCGGAGGCAGACAAAAAAGCACTGCTGTACGGAGACTGGAATTCATTTAGCGGACAAGTATTCACAGAATGGAATGACGAGATAGAACACTATTTAGACCGTAAGTGGACGCATGTCATAAGTCCGTTCAAGATTCCTGAAACATGGAGAATATTTAGAGGTTTTGACTGGGGATATTCAAAGCCGTTTAGCGTAGGTTGGTACGCGGTAGATAACGACAATAGGTTATACAGAATCAACGAACTATACGGCTGCACAGATCAGCCAAATACTGGCGTTAAATGGACTACCGAGAAGATTGCTAAAGCGATAAAGGAAATCGAGGAGTCAGACCCAAATCTAAAGGGCAGAACAATATCAGCCGTTGCAGACCCTGCAATATTCCAAGAAAATGGCGGTAAATCAATAGCCGATTCCTTTATGGAAGCTGGTGTGTACTGGGAGAAGGGAGACCATACACGAATACCCGGTAAAATGCAGTGCCATTATAGATTAGCTTTCGACGAGAACGGAATTCCGATGTTCTACTGCTTTTCAAACTGCAAGGATTTTATAAGGACAGTACCAGAACTAATATATAGCGAAACCAAGGTAGAGGATATCAATACCGAAATGGAAGACCATATATACGACGAGTGGAGATATGTATGCATGGAATCACCTATAAATGAGCGACGAGACGCCAGAGCAAAGCTATACGAGGGAACAGACGGAACACACGATCCATTAAATATGATTCCTGCACAGCTAGGACGATACGACTTTTTCAAATACATGTAAGGAGCGAATATGAAAGACAAGAAGAAAGAGCTGAAAGAAAAGAATGCTAAAGAAATTGAGAAGGCTAAACCATTAAGAGACCAAGAACAGCCAGAAGATGACGAGCCCAAAGAAGATCCCGCGCAAGCTGAGGGAGATAAACAGCTGATGAAGAGGCTAGGGATAGACCCAAAGAAAGCAGCCGAAGAACCTATCGAAGATGAAGAGGAAGAGCCAGACTATATAGAGCAGGAACCAGAGCCAACATCACTAGATGCAAAGGAAGAACCGGAAACGGATTATGGAGCATTTAACGAAGATGAAGGCAAAGAGTGGGACCCTAACTATGGCCGAAAAGGAATCATTGATGAAGAGGTTATAGGAGAGGCAAAGAACACATACGAAAAGTACAAGCAGAATCTTGAGAAGTTCAAAAAGCGTATTGTCGAGAATGAAAAATGGTGGCAGTTCAAGCAGTGGGAAGTCATAGGCGATGCACAAGGAAAAGAAAACGATCCAAAGCCTGAAAGTGCATGGATGTTCAATTCACTTGCTAATAAACATGCTGACGCTATGGATAACTATCCTATGCCTAACCTACTTCCACGTGAAGAGAGTGACAAAGGTTCTGCGCTGTCGCTCTCAAAGATCGTGCCATGCATACTAGATAACTGCGACTTCCAGCAGATATATAGTGACGCTTGGTGGTACAAGCTAAAACAAGGATTTTGTGTATACGCTACATACTGGGATAACACAAGAGATAACGGCGCTGGTGATATCGCTGTAAAACAAATAGATGTTCTAAATCTATTATGGGAGCCAGGAATTAAATATATTCAGGATTCACCGAATATCTTTTTGATAGACGCTGTGGATAACGATATCCTTGTAGGGATGTACCCAGACTTAGAAGGCGTGCTATCAAATTCTGCAGGTGCTGAAATCGTGAAGTACGATACAGAGCGTGACGATTCGGCATCAAACAGAACAGTTGTTTATGACTGGTACTACAAACAGACTGTAGAGGGTAGAACGATAGTTCATTACTGCAAGTTTATTGACGGTCACGTACTCTTTGCATCCGAAAACTGCGAAGAGTATCTAGAGAGCGGATATTACATTTCAGGCGAATATCCGTTCGTTGTGGATAACCTATTCCCGGTTGAATCTGAAATGCTAGGCTTCGGATATATCGATGTTATGAAATCTCCACAGATGGTCATAAATAAGATGGACCAGATTGTCGCAAAAAATGCGGCGCTTGTCGGTAAGCCAAGATGGGCTATTAACAAGAACTCAGGAGTAAACCCAGAGCAAGTAGCTGATTATTCACAAGACTTCTTTGAGGTAAACGGCAGAATTGAAGAAGGAAATATCAAACAGTTTCAAGCAACGCCGCTCCCACCGCTTGTCATGAATTACCTCGAGATGAAAAAAGAAGAGCTAAAAGAAACCTCAGGCAATCGCGACTTCTCACAGGGAAGCACGGCCGCAGGTGTAACGGCAGCAAGTGCCATTGCAGCGCTGCAAGAGGCAGGCTCTAAACTATCTCGCGACATGATAGGCGGTTCATATAGAGCATACGTGAGGCTAGTCAAGCAGATTATAGAATTAATCAGACAGTTCTATGATGAGCCTCGTTGTTTCAGAATTGACGGAGAGGGCGGATCGTATGAATTTATCAGTTTTGAAAATTCGCTGCTTAAAGAAACAACGATTGACGATGTAACAGGACAACCAGAGATTGTAAAGAAACCTATATTCGATGTTAAAATCTCCGCCGCTAAAAAGAATGCGTTTAATAGAGCATCGCAGAATGAAACAGTCAAAGAGCTGTACGGCATGGGTGTATTCAATCCTAATAACTATGTACAAGCTGGAATGCTGCTAGACGCTATGGACTTTGAAGGAGTGGAAGAGCTCCGCAGGAAGGTGGGAGAAAACGGAAATCTAAATGAAAAACTGAATCAGTTAGCCGGCATCGCCATGCAGATGGCAGGAATGCTAGACCAGACAGTTGGAGCAGGAGAATTCACATCGCAGGTACAGCAAGCTCTCGGAATGGAAGTAGCACCGCAGTTAAACGCTGCCGCATATGAGGCTAGGCGCGGCATAGATAGACCGGTTAATACCAGGGCGGCAAATATCAGAGATAGAGCAAGTAACCAGGCAAGCGTAGGAGAAGGTCATGACATCAGCAAAACTGACGAGTAAGAGAGACAAACACGGCAATATTATATATACGCTAGATATCAAAGAGCACGCGGACGAAAGTCACGTGTGCTTTGCGATTAGCACGCTAGTACATACAGTGTCGGATATGGTCGAAAGATTAGAAGGCTCAACCAGTATCAAGCCTGGCGATGTAGTAATCAGCTTTACATCACATCCAAACAATGTAAATGAAATGATATACGCAAGAATCATATATACATTTGCATGCAAAATGTTAACGATTCTTGAAGAGGGGTATCCAAAAAATATCAAAGTGATTATGCCGTAGTCGAATAATGAAAAAGAATTTTATATCATAAATCCGTAAAGATAAATGCTCGCGGGTAAGCCGCAGGAGGAACAATGACATATAGAGATTTTTACCTCTTCGATGGAGAGGGCGGCGAAGGAACAAGCGGTAATACTGGTGTCGCTACCAGTGCTGAAGAGGGCACAGCCCCCGAAGAAAAGAATGATGATGATTTGTTTGATGATAGCTATGACGATAGCGAAGATTTAGACGATGAGCCGTCAGAGGGTGAAAACGCCGATGAACCCAAAGACCTATCTGCAGAGTTCGAAGAACTAATCAAAGGAAAGTATAAAGACTTATACGATGCGCGCGTTAAGGATACGCTTTCAAAGAGATTTAAGAACGCAGAAGCAGATAGAAGTCGACTTGGTGAATATGAAGATGCGCTGTTTGTACTGTATGACAAGTACGATATCGAGCCTGGTAATCTTAGCGGACTCAAAGAGGCAATCGCGAAAGATGGCGAACTGCTAGAAGAAAGAGCAGAAAGAGAAGGGCTATCGGTTGAACAGTACAAGTACCAGAAGAAACTCGAGGCGGAAAACAGAAGGCTTGAAGCAGAACAGAGAAAAAGAGCTGCTAAAGAGCAAGCAGACGCACTGTACGAGCAATGGGAATCAGAATCCGCTGAACTAAGAAATGTGTATCCACACTTCAACCTTAAGAAAGAGGCTAGCGAGAATCCTGAATTCATGAGCTACCTTGAATCTGGAATGAGTGTAAGAAAAGCTTTTGAAGCAGCACATATACAGGAGCTAATCTCTGGAGCTATTCAGATGGCTACCAAGGAAACCAGGAAGAACACTATTGACACAGTGAGAGCAAGAGGCTTGAGGCCGCGCGAAAACGGCATGCAGTCTAAAGCTCCGCTAAAGGTCAAGAAGAACATTAGCAATCTCAGTAACGAAGATATGGATAGAATCAATAAGCGAGTAGCTAGAGGTGAAACCGTTACCTTCTAACTGAGGAAGTGAGGAAGGAGAAACAATGAACGTTAGAGACTATTTCCTTTTCGGAAATCCAAACACAAATATCACTACAGATAGCAATCTGTCGCCGGATATGAAGGAGTACTACGATAAGAACCTTATCAGGCTCACAGGTCCGCAGCTAATTCACGACCAGTTTGCACAGAAGAGACCAATTCCAAAGAATGGCGGTAAGGTTATTAAATTCAGACAGTACAAGCCGTTCCCAAAGGCACTAACACCACTTACAGAGGGTGTAACACCGGATGGAAGAAAGCTCCAGATGACAGAGGTGTCTGCAACAATCAAGCAGTACGGCGATTACGTAACTCTATCAGATATGCTGCTTCTCACAGCGCTAGATAACAACCTGCTAGAGTCACAGCAGCTGCTATCTGACCAGGCAGGAAGAACACTTGATACAGTTACAAGAGAGGTTATGCACTCAGGTACTAATGTACTTTACGCAGGCGATAAGTCGGCAAGAGCGGCACTAACCAAGGACGATAAGTTAACGGTAGACACAGTCAAGAGAGCTGCTAGAATTCTAAAGAACGCTAACGCTCCGAAGATTGACAAGTACTACGTCGCTATCATCAATCCTGATACCTCGTATGACCTACAGTCTGATCCGGCATGGATTGATGCATCAAAGTATGCAGGTTCAACTCAGATTTTTGAGGGAGAAGTTGGAAAGATTGCAGGAGTAAGATTTATCGAGTCTACAGAGGCTAAAATCTTCAACGAGAAGAGCACATCCGGAGCTAGAATCTACGGAACACTATTCCTAGGAGCTAACGCATACGGAACTACCGAGATTGAAGGTGGCGGACTCGAGATGATCGTTAAGCAGAAGGGTTCAGCAGGAACAGCAGACCCACTCAATCAGAGAGCAACTGCAGGCTGGAAGGCTGCAAAGACCGCAGAGCTTCTAGTAAGCCCTTACATCGTAAGATGTGAGCACTGCGTAACACTGGAATCTGATCCAAACTAATTCATAAAGCTAGCCTGTAATTCTGCAGGCTAGCAATATTGATATAAGGAGAAAGAATTATGGCAAAGAAATACGAAGAGCTAGAAGCTGTTGAAACTATGGCAGATGAAGAGGCTACTGAGGCAGTAGAAAATACTGCAGATGAAGAGGCTACTGAAAACGCTGCTCCGGTAAGCGATGATTACCTAGAAGAACTTGTCGAGATTATGCTGTTCAAAGATTCAGATAAATACTCTGATGATCTAGTAGTCACACTTAACGGCAAGAACTACCAGATTAAGAGAGGCGTCAAGGTTATGGTGCCGAGAAAAGTGCAGCTAGTAATTGAGGACTCTATGAAGCAGGCAGGGCTTGCCGCTGACTACGAAGAAGAGGCGCAGCAGCAGTACAAGGAACTTGAGAATAGGCTATAAGGCAGCTATAACGCTGTGTAAAGCGAGGGCTGAGGCTCTCGCTTAATTTATTAAGGAGATAGTATGAAAAGAATCAGCGTAACGGTAGATATAAACAAAGTAAAGTCCATCATTGTTAATGGACTAGTACAGTTCGATGATGATGCAGCGATAGACATCAAGCTACTTAATGGTAGTAGCTCGTTTGATTTCTCGGAGTATACCGCTGTAACAATTGAAATCATCCGTCCGGATGGAAAAGCTTTTGTTGATTGCATAGGAGACCACTTAACAGTTGAAGATGCAGCGCAAGGATTTCTAACATATAAGACGGTTCCAGAGGTCACAAAACTTGTAGGTTTGTACTTCGTGGATATTTCCATATACACAAACGGCAAGAAAATGACTACATCAAGATTTACGTACAATGTATCAGATGGAAACATAGATAATACCGAGATTGAAAAAGAAGAGTATTACCCTGTGCTTCTTGCACTTGTAAAAGAGGTATCGACGTACAAGGCGGCAGAAGAAGCAAGGGAGCGAGCAGAGAAGTTAAGAGCGAGCGAAACCGCAGGTATCATCGCGCAGGCGAATAAAATTCTAGAGAACATCCAGGAAAAACAAGGGTATCTAGATGATTTGTATAGCGCATTCGTACAGATAGCTAACGAGATAACCGGTAGTAACTTTGATGTTACATCGCTTATAACAGCGTCTAGCCTTGAAACCAGATTAAAGGGCATCTATCCAATCAAGGATGGTAAAGAAGGAATTGAAGAAGGGCAGCTAGGGTTCGACAAAACAAAAGGGCTGCTATACATAGGCGGTTCGGAAGTTAAGGTATTAAATAAGCCGGAAGTCGCCATATCAGGAACTGAACCAGAAGATAAGAGTCTGCTATGGCTAGATAACGTGAGCGGTAAGGTTAAATACTACGCTGGCAGTACATGGAGTGAGGCTAAATGCTTTGCAGTATATAAGTAGGTGATGATATGGCAACAACTCTATTTAATCAATGGGTGATACATAGTGGACCCAGAATCAGACTTACTGCCACAACAGATTATTATCGTGATGGCGCATATATGTATTACCGTATAAACACATATATCCACAACCTAGACTATAGCCAGTCGTGGTATGGGTGGTACCTAGATATGGCAGTGTACATAGACGGACAATATATGGGCACTACGAGGTTAAAACAGAATAAACCTATTAGATGGTCGGGTATTAGTAATTCGACACCGTATTATGCTGTTAAGCGTGTTTCTGGCAATGCCCATATCAAGATTGTATTAACATCGAATAAACCTAGATACGGACAGAGAGTGTGGGAAAGCGGCGGAGCTTTACCGGCACCGCCATTAAGCACAGCCGGATTACTAACGCTAAAAGATATAACTGAATCCGGAATGATAGTTAATATAAGCGGACTACCTACAGGATATGAAAAAGAGCTCCGCTTCTGGCACAGGGCAAAAGGTGAGGCATGGAAACACATTGGAAACAAAACCGTGTCTAACAGCGGTAGAGATTGTAGCATGGCGTTTAATGACCTCATGTCAAATACTGACTACGAGATATCAGTAGAAGAATTCGTGGATGGCTACAAGATAACTTCGTTTGATTCAGCAATTACGTTACCTAGTGCAAAAGGAGAACTGACCACAACTACTACAGAAAGCGAACTAATAGCGGTTGAAGAGGTTAATTCAAATATTTCATACGCTAGAACGCTAGAGTGGTATATAAGGCCAGCAGGTGCAGGAAATTTTCAGTACATGGGAGAAGATGAACTACCTGCAGGTGTAAGCACAAAGGCGAGGAAGTTTGAAAAACTCACAACGGGCTGTAGATATGATGTTAGAACGCTTATTAAACACAAGGATACCGTTTTAAAAGAAACCGTTGTATCTGATTCACTTAAACCAAGTAGTGCAGTTATAAAAGCTGAATCAGATACATATAGTAGCATCCAGGTAAGCGTATCTCGCATGGTGAATACCGGGTGGGAACGCACTATAAAGGCGAAGTATAAAGCTGCGTTTGAATCAGAATATAGAGAAGAAAGCGTGACAACAGGAGATGAAAGCACACTTATAAACCTAAAGAATCTTAAAGCTTTTACAGATTATGAAGTCGTGGTTGAAATCTATAGAGATTCCCAGATTATAAAGTCCTGGACTGAAAGAGTTAAGACAAGGGAAATGGGGTTTGTTGCAATTCCTGTTATCAAAAGCATTGAATCTGTTATCAGAACTAAAGATGCTGTTATCAATTGGTTTGTAAACGATGACAGAGACGAAATGAGCTATGACATTGAATACAAGATTGGCGAAAGAGAATGGACGAGGCTTATAACAACTAAATATAAGCCAAAGCTCACAATAACTCTGCCTAGCGGTAATACTGAATATCTAATCAGGATAAAAGGATATGCCACAGATTCAACAAAGATATCTTATTCTCTAGTGGTGCCAGTGTATACATATTACCGCTTCAGATATGACAGTATTGTTAATGCGCAAAATGAAATCGCTTTAACAAGTACTGAGGTAAATAGGCTTATACGCTTTATCAATAAAAAAGTTGGTAGCAGCTTAACGTTTGTTGGAGAGGGCGAATCTATCACTTTAGAAAAGCATAATGAACTAAGAAGGGCACTAACTTTAAGCACGATTTCTAGCGGAGATATTAAAGCCGTAGATTGGATATCGCTCAAAAACAAGGTAAATGAGGGTTAAATATGAATACAGCAGAAGTAATTAAGACGGTTAACGATCGTTGTCCGAATACGTGTACTGACGAAGAAAAGATAGCGTATGTTAACGAGATTGAAAACATAGTTCAAAGAGAATTGTTAAATCTCGAAGAAAAAGATATGAAGAGGCAGGTAACTAGCGACACGCAAACAGAAGAGCTGCTACTAGAAAAGCCATTTGATTTAATTTATGTGTACTATGTGGCAGCTATGACTTGCCAAGCAATGGAAGAGTGGGATTCATTTAATGCATGGCTGAGCTTATATAACAGCCGAGCAGTAGATGCACGTAACTATTACATCACAAAAAGCAACAGATACAAGAACTTAAGAATTAAAAACTTCTTCTAGGAGGCAATATGCTACTCAAGGAAATACAGCCAAAGATAAATGGCAAGCAGTCAGTATTACAGTTCAAAGGATATAACGCAAATGCTGTAATAGATGATGGCGAAATGAGAGATATGTATAACTTGTCATCTGATAAGTACCCGGTGTTATCTCAAAGAGCGCCAAGGAATATCATAGATATGCCAGTGCAACATCCAAGGGATATTATTGTAAAAAACAATGTGCCATACATCATAGATAGATATGAGGTAGACGGAGAGATAAGAACGTTTATCAAATACTCTAAAGGTGACACAGACTACCAAAAGCGAATAAATAACATCATGCCTAAAACTATGGTGGCACATAACAACAAAATCTGCATATGGCCAGACAAGGTATATCTAGATATTACAGATAACACCGTAAAACACATGGAGGCATCGGTAAAGGCTACGGCAACAATTAAGCCAGGTAGCATATATCTAGTTGGTGCAGATTTATCTGAATTTTCTGTTGGTGATGCGGTTGAAATATCAGGGTGTAAAAAACAATCTGGAAACAACACAGTGATTGTTATCAAAAGCATAGAAGGAAGCACAATAACCACTTATGAAAACTCGTTCAGAATGCCTGGTGATGATGTAACGAAGGAATCATATGTTGAAGAGGAAGTAAAGCTCGCACGAGAGATTCCAGATCTTGATTACGTCATGGAAAGCAACAATAGATTGTGGGGCTGTAGGAGCGAGGACAACACGATTTACGCTAGCAAGTTGGGTGATCCGCTTAACTGGAACTATTTCCAGTCGCTAGCAAACGATTCATACGCACTAGAAGTTGGTTCAGATGGTGAATTTACAGGGTGCGCTGCATACCCTACGCACCTAATCTTCTTTAAAGAACACCACATGCATAAAATTTTCGGAAGCATGCCTAGTCAATTTCAGCTATATAGCACCGAGTGCTTCGGAATAAGGAAAGGCTCTGATAAATCGGCAGTAATCGTGAATGGTGTATTGTACTATCATTCATTAACAGGCGTAATGGCTTATGATGGCGGCACATATCCGGTAATGATATCCGAAGCGTTCGGAGATTATCAGTTTGAATCAGCTGTCGGTGGTAGCAACGGTAAGAAATATTACATCTCGATGCTAAATGAAAGCGAAAATAAGTACAATATTTTCACTTACGATATACTTCGCAGGCTATGGCACAAGGAAGATGAAACAAAAGTAACAGCTTTTGCCAATGTGAATAACGAACTTATATACATAGCAGACGGCAACATTTGGACTACTACCGGAAAGCGCCCAGAAGATGATATCAAATGGTTTGCGGTATTCGGACCATTCGATGAATTCGTAGAGAATATGAAGTCTTATAAAAAAATAAACATGAGACTAGATATGCAGCCAGGAGCACAGTTAAGGATAAGCACTCAGAACAGCGGTGGTGAGTGGGAACCTATATATGAGTGCGAAACGGAGCGAGGAAAAACGCTTAGCGTGCCAATCATCCCTAATAGGCAAGCAAAATTCTCTATAAAGATTGAGGGCACAGGAAGAACAGATATTGAATCGCTTACAAGATACTATAGAGGTAGGAGTGATAGACCATGATAACTGTACCAAATAGAACAGATATGTCTGACGAAAGCCTTGCACTCAGGACGATAGATGAAAACTTGCGAAAGCTCGCAGATGAAGTACTCATGGAAATCATGAACGTATCAAAAGAGCCAAGCAAGAAAAATGAAATATCTGAAAACAAGGTAAATAAAGAAGCACCTAGAGTCCATATTGCTTATGCAAGTAGCGGAGATGGCGCAGTGGGGTTTAGCACCACGGATAGCACCGGAAGAACATATATAGGAATCTACACAGATTTTAAAGATGTAGCTAGCACAGATCCTAAAGCGTATAAGTGGACGAAAGTTAAAGGTGATAATGGCGTAAGCGTAAGTTCGTATACTAGGTGGTATTATTTAGCGGTAGAGACCCCAGAAAAGCCAGCACTTAAAGTTCCACCTGGTCCGTGGACTATAACAGAACCTAACTACATAGAAGGGAGCCCAAACAATCTATACTATGTAGACCAGAGTGTTTTCTCAGATGGAAGCTTTTACTACTCGGATGTTCAGGTGTCAAGCTCGTATGCTGCCGCCAAAAACGCATTTATCAAGAGTTTAGAAAATCACCAAAAAACATTAAAGCAACTCGAGGATTTAAGCAGACAGACGAAAAAAGAAATCGCAGATGCGGCGGACAGCATATCCAGAAAGATTAAGACAGAGTATTACTCGTCGGCCGATATGGACGATAAGATTGCTAATATCGAATCGCAAATAACACAAACGGATAACGCTGTAAATGTTAAGTTTAGCGAAGCTCTTAAAAACATAAACGATCTAAAATTTGATTCGGATAAAAAGTATAGTGAGATAGTAAGTACTATAAGGCTAGATAAGAGCGGAATATCTATAGGCAAAAGCGGTAACAGAATATCCGTGAACCTAGATAACGACAAACTGAGGTTTATACAAGAAGGAATAGAAGTTGCGTATATGAGCGATAACAAACTGTATATACAAAATGCGGAGGTGCTCAGCAGTATAAAGCTTGGCAAATTTGCGTTCATGCCTGATACCGAAACAGGCAGTTTATCATTTGGAAAGGTAGAAGATTAATGGCAAATACATGCATATATGAATTCATCCCGGTAGATAAAAAATACAGCTCCCTTGAAGAGGGATACGGATGCATTATACCGGGGTACTCAATGGTAACACCGGTGATTCATGGCACGCTTACAGATAAAATGAAGCCTTACTATTTGTATGCGTCGACCTATGACGAAGAGGTAAGGTTAAAAACAGTTACAATTTGTGAAAACCAAAAAGTAAACGTGGATGAATTAAAGAGTCCAAATTCATACTCGATAATCGAAAATGGAGATGAATTAAATTATAGATTCGAGCTCCCGGGCGTATTAGTTCCAACTTACTATTTTTCGCCAGCCTATCATGAATACGAACCGTTAATAGCATACATCAGCGCTGCGAATGAAAAGAATGCATTAAACGAAAGCGGTAAATGCATTACAAGGTTAGCGCTCTATGGCGAACCGAGAATCACAGTAGTTAAGAATCCTTACGAGTCAAACGCAGATGGAACGGCGAAAAAAGGCGGAAACTATCGAACTGCACAGGTTCAAGTAGGGTGGTTCCCTATAAACGTGAGTGGCGCTGCAAAGAAAGTAGATAAAATAACCTTAAGTGGAAAAATCAAAAGGTCGAATGAATCAGCTTATAAACCTACCAACATCACTACGAAACTAGTTAAAACAGATACCGATGCATCCGGATGGGTTACATCAACATACGATGTAACTGTAGCTGTTAATAAATCGTATACACACAGCTTCGCACTATATGCATCAGATGGACTAGGTGGTGATGGAGTTAGCCACATGTTTTTTCAATCCGCTTTTAAGTTGTTTGACTTTAGAGTAACCGGAAGAGGGTTCGCACTCGGCAAACCATCCGAAAGAGATGCGTTTGAGTGCGATTTAGACCTGGTTGTAACAAAAGGTGCAGAATTTAAAAGAGAAACAGTATTCAGAGGACCTGTTAGGGGACATAGAAACGGAGTAGTGATTACTGATATAGAAATTGCAAAGAACTCCGTGCTAATGGATTCAACTAGATTTCCCGGCGCAAGATATATATTTGAACTAGCACTACCTAGAGATATGGTGGGAGAGCAAGTAGATGAGAAATGGCTACCAGAACTGTATCCTGAAAAGATTTGTTCAGAGCTATACCCTATATGTGCACTAGAAACGAATACAGAGTCGGGATTATACGAGCAATCGGCTGATGATATCTACCTTAAGGTATATTTAACGAGCGAACCTAAAGAAGATATTAGAATCGCTTGTAAGTTTACAAAATCTATGAGCCTGGAGGCTCAGAACGCTGCAGGAGGTAACTAATGATAGGGGCGGTAAATTCAGCAACAACGCAAAGAAAAATCGTGAGAAAAGACAGCGTAAATATCGCAGTTGGACAAAATAATATAGAAACAATAGATATTGATGCTTCTCGAATTATATCCATAACAGGAGTGGTGCATTATAAGGCAGGATATGTATTACCGCTTTCTTATCCCATGATAAATTACGGTAATGGCGGATATATAGAGTGGGGAGTCTCGGCAGTAATTAAAGGAAATATTTTGCAAATTATATCTGGCGCAGAGTGGAAAAACTGCGATATTAAGATAATAATCGAGTATATTTAGGAGGGAATATGATAGGAACAGTACACGGGGGGGGGTAGTGCGATAATTCGCCAAGAGGTTATAAAAAACGACCCCTACACAATGATATATACGGAGTATGCCAATGGTTATGTAACGATTAGCGCTCGTGGAGACCAAACGGTATACGCACCGAATTCGCAGGTAATGAGTCGAATAGAGTTTCCGCTAGGTGTATCGTTGGATGCAAATACATACTCCATACAAACGATGGTTGGTCATAATGGCTCATTAGTAAAAGATTTAATGGTAATGGCAGACGCGTCCGGCAATCCTAAATATGATTCGCGAGGATTTAGCTATTCGTGGAAACAAACCGCCAAATATTATGTGACGTTCATGTTTTTTATCCAAGGTTTCAAAATATAAAAATATAACTAAAACCGACTACAGCTGTAGTCGGTTTTAATGTTTGTGGAGCAGGCGAAAACCTAAAAAGTAATGTGTAAAATAAAAAAAGAAAAGTTAAAAACTAAAGTCAAAACTAAAATATAAACCAAAATAGGAGGCAGCATGGCAAACAAAGATCCGTTCAAAAGTGCATATAGCGAACAAATTGCGGCGCTTGTTCAGAAGGCACAGGATAACACGGCTAATTTCAAATACGACCCTATGACAGATGTGTCATATCAAGCGCTTGCTAAAGAATATGCAAGGCTTGGGGATAGAGCAAATGAAAACACTCTAGCCAATCAAGCAGCGTTAACTGGTGGTAGGGCAAGTTCTTACGCGGTAAGCGCAGCAGCACAGGCGCAGAATCAGTACAATCAAGCTTTAACAGATAAGATACCAGAGCTTGAACGTTTAGCATATGACAGATTTAACGCAGATAGAAACTACGGCTTAAATCTACTTGGAACCATGAAGTCGCTAGACGATTCGGCATTCAGCAGATTTACTGATCAGAGAAACTTCGATTACCAGCAAGGAAGAGATAGTGTCGCTGATTCACACTGGGATAAAACATTTGATTATCAAAAGCAGAGAGATAATGTCGCTGATTCACACTGGGACAAGAATTTTGATTACCAAAAACAAAGAGATAATGTATCAGATAGTCACTGGGAAAGAAACTTTAATTATCAGCAAGGAAGAGACAGCGTGAGCGACTCACACTGGGAAAGAGAGTATCAGTTAAAAAAAGACTCAGCCTCTAGAGCAGGTCGGCGCTCTGGGGGCGGTAGACACGGCCGAAGAGGAAGAAAAGGAAGGGGGCGCAGCTCTCAGGAACAGTCAACACAGGTTGTATCATATGTTCCTAGTGTTGCTGCTCAAATTGCCCAGAATGCAGCGAAAGGGATTTTAACAGGTAAAGCAAAAAAAGGTAAGTCGGTTAAATCTCAAACGTATAAAAAGGCTGCCAAGATGGGGTACGCTCCTATAGCGTTTAGAAGAAATACACCTGCAGAGGCAAGAGCAGCTGCAAGAAAAGCAGTAAAGAAAATTATCTACGGAGATAATAAGCATTATGTAAGCAAAGACCCTGTAAGGCGTGCGAACGATATATTCAACAATACACAGATGGCAGGTGTAAATAATAATTCGGATAGACGTGCGCTGTATGCTCTTAAAGGCTTAGTTGAATCTAAAAAATCTGACTTGCTTAATGCAGCGTGGACTGTTACTTCAACACCTACACTCGATCCTAAGAGTATGCACCAGGATCTACAGAGATACAGCGAACTAGGATATATCAAGAATGGAATGCTAGACGCCGACAAACTGTCAAAAGATGCTAGAGATGCATTTAGTGGATTCTATAAATACGTTGAGAAAACAAGACAAAAAGCCGAAGCGCTTAATTATATGGCGAAAGAGGCAGGTATTTATAAAACAGAACTGCAGTATGACACCAAAGCAGGTAAGTTCAAGAGGAAGTTATACTTAAAAGATAAAAACGGTAACGAACCAAGAGAGGGCGTAATTGAAAAGCCTAGCGCTGGTCAGAAATTCGCTATAGATATTGCGCAAGGAACGCTAGGCTTCCTTGCTGATTTAGCTGTAGGCAAATTTACAGGCGTAGGAATATTACCCGTAATGGGCGTTAACGCATTCGGACAAGGGGCAGGAGACGCGAGAGCCGCAGGCGCAGGTATCTATGCTCAGTGGGGCACAGGATTAACAAACGCAGGAATCAATGTTGGAACTGAAAAAATGTGGAGTACATCAAATATCATGAGAAACTCTACAGGTAGAGGACTATTAGATAATGGTGCTGAAAAGTTTGCTAACAAAATGGCTGCTAGATTCGCAAAGGGAACCGCTGCTGATGAGATAAGATACAAAGCAATTAAGCTCGGTCTAGCTGCATCGACTGAAGGTGTAGAAGAATTCATGAATGCGATTCTCCAGCCAATATCCGATAGATTCTATGATCCTGATGCATTTAAGAAAATAGCAGAGAATCCCACAGGGTATCTTGCAGACGCTGTTTATCAAGGAATAGTAGGAACGGCAATAGGTGGAATTGTTGGTGGTCCTAGTGGTGTAAATATGAATATTGAACTGTCTGCAGAAGACAAGGAAAAAATACTGCAGGCAGGCCTTGCTATGTCTGAAAAGTCCAGTGCAAACAATTTCGCTAGGTCAATTGACAAGAATAGACTTAAGGGCGGTAAAGTGCTGAATAATGCTATCTTGGATTTAAAACATAAAATTGAATCCGGAAGAGAATTAACAGAACACGACCAGATGCTTTTAAGCGCTGCAAAGAAATCGCGCATAAGAGGCGCAGAGAATGTATCAGGTAGTTTTATTATCAGATCGGAAAAAGGGTTAAATACTGACTACGATAGAGAAAAAGCATCTGTGCTTTTAACTCAAAAAGTTGCGAACAGAGAAAAAGAAGTTAGGAAGTACTTGCAGGATGCAGATACTCCTAAAAAGACTATTGATGAACTGTCATTCCCAGTAGCCAGGATATTAGAGGGAACAGGCAGCAGTGCAGATGTAGAGAATGTACTATTCACAGTAGATAACAATCCAGCTCTTGAATTAATCCAGAATGAAACAACGCAGGATTTAAACGTAGGAATGCTGCCTAGAATGAACAATGGAATGATAATGGGCGGTGCTAGAGAAACGCAGCACTTTAAGAAAGAACTAAACTCATTTATGGGAGCGAGATACGAGAGCAACGTTGAAGAAATATTGCCAAAAGCAAAGGACGCAGCAAAAAAAGAAATGCTAGCATCTATTGGCATGAAAACAAATCCAGAAATAGAAAAGCTGTTCGACGAAGGCGCAAAGGATGTGAAGGAAGGCGAAGAGTTTATAAACTATGCATATGCATTCAATTACTTCTATGATTCTGGAAGGCGTGGATTAGACTACAAGGATCTCGACAAGGTTATATTCCAAAGCGAGCTAGTACCTGCAGATATCCGTAAAAAGATATACGAGATAGGAAAAACCGAGAGAGAAGATAGTAATATCATTACAAATAAATCGAAACTACCGATAGGATTCAAAGCCGGAAGAGTAACACTTGGCGAGAACGTAAGCATGAGTAGCTCAATGATCAATGCGTACAGGACGCTTGCTAAGTCTTTTGGTGTTGAAATATCTCTTGAAGAGAATATCAAAGATTCAGAAGGTAACGAAGTAAACGGCTATTACAAGAACGGAACTATCCATATTTCCATGAAATCAGATAGCCCCGTCATTGATGTTCTGAAACATGAGGTAACACACCATATCCAGGTTAATTCGCCTAGACAGTATGCAGCATTTAAAAAGTATGTGCTTGATGAATTCTATAACTCAAATCTTGCTGAGTATGAAAACAAACTCAACAAATACATGAATGACTACAAGGATATATCACGTGCCGAAGCAGAAGATGAATTGTTAGCGGACGCTACAGATGTATTTTGGAAGGGCGATGCTGATGCAGAAGCAGCAGTCAAAACACTTGTAGAAAAAAATAGAAGCCTTGGAGAAACAATCCTCAAGGCTATTAAGTCTACGGTAGATAAGCTAAACACATTAAGCAAAAACGTTATAAATGCATTAAAAGGGGAATATCGCGGTAAGTGGCTAGAAGAACTCGGAATCCTGGAAAAAGCACAAGAGATGTGGACTAATGCTTTAATGAATCCTGAAATAGATAAATTTGAAGAGGCTGTTAATAATAATGATGAAATCAAATTCATGTATAAGGGTAAGGATTCAGAGGGTAGAGATGTTTTCTCAATTTCTAGCAAAACGAAAAAGCTCACAAAAAAAGAAAAGCGAACAGAATTAACGGAGAGATTTGAAAACGGAGAAGTATTAACTGTTGAATTCGATAACGGCAAAGGTAGAAAGTATACAGCTAAGCCACATGAGGATTTTGCAGGAAAGAATTTTTACGGTGACAAACAAACAAAATCGATTAATGCATTTAATAAAAAGGTGAATCTATTCTATGAAGGGGATTTATCGAAACTGTTACAGAATTCGGAATACATAAGACCCGGAGATGAAAAGAAGGAACACAAAAATGTAATCAAATGGGAGTACTACAAAAAAGAAATTGTAATAGGAGAAACGCCGTATAAATTATTAATTAATGTGCAAAACCGAACTGACGGGGATTTTATTTACAACATTAAATTCGAAAAAATAAAAAAAGACCAACATTGGCAAGCTATCAATGAAGATAGTAAAAATAACGCCCATGTTGGTATTGATAGTGTAAATCTATCACAAAACAACGAAGAGGTCAAGGAAAAATACCAGAGAAAAAATAGTATCTTCGATATCCCTAACAATCAGCAAGCTGATTCTAACACTATCAGGCAGCTTAACAAGAAAATCGATGCACTGATTCTAAATCAGACTAAAACAAAGGGAACCATACCTAAAAGGTCATCTGTTGTTAGTTACCTAAAAGAACTAATAACAGAGGTCGGTTCAGATGTAAAAGCAGAAGATTTACGTATTGATTATCACAATCTTTATAAAGCAGCTAAATCAGGCGATGATGCAACGAAAGAAAGACTCTTGAACGAAATAACAAGAGAGATTGTTAAGAACACATATGAGACTAACCGCGTATCTCCAGAAATAAGGGATATACAGAGATATCTCAAAAATATGACTATCTCTATCGATGAAGATTTAGAAGCAGAAATCAAGAATAGATACGGTACACTTGGAAAGTTTAAAGATTATATCGATGGTGCTTTCGGAATAAAACTGAATAAAAACATCGATAGAATGGAATACGCTGTTCCTGTTGATGACATGCTGTCTGAAATGAACGAGCTGTTCGGAGACACTATCAAGGTTGATGGGCAAAGCCTAGATGACGTTACAGATTTTGTTACAGCTCTAGCTACAATTGCTGAATATGCATCAGTAAAAGATAACAAAGTTTATCTTTTTGATGGCGGCGCAAACCTAACTCAGTACACCGAAAAAGAAATTGCTGAATATGAAGATGAACTAATAAAGGATGTTAAAGCTAATCTAGAAGCCAGTCTTGGCGAGATTAAGCCTATTGTTACTTATGCAGATAAGCAAGAGGCAAAAATCAGTAAGCTAAAAGCTAGCATGAAAAGAAGTGCTATGGATAAGCCAGAGCAAGCAAAGTCAAAGAAGCTCGTCAACAAGCTGATTAATGACACAGGCTCAAAGATGCCGGCAGAAGATGCTATGAGAATCTATGAAGAGGTTTGGTCGGCCGTGCACCAGGCAACACCGAACGCTAGTGCAGCATATTCTGCAGCTGCGAGGTTATCAAATGCACTCCTTAATTCGAATGAGAATAATATAAAGGAAAACCTACAAACCAAGAAGCAAGTAATAGATCTACTCAGCGTAGGTAAAATTTATATTTCTCCAGAATTAGCAAAGAAACTAAACTACCAGGAATTAAAGGCTAGATACGGCCATGCGTTAAGATTTACAACAGATATCAATAGCGAGCATACAATGCCTGCTGAACTGGTATATGACTTCTTCCAAAATAAACTAGGTGAGAAATACCCTGAGTTATTCGCATCAGATGCATCAGATGCAGAAGAGGCTGTAAAGAACCTGTGTAACGCTGTAGATATGGTTGAAACATCTGCAGAGACAGACGGTCTAATTAATGGTGAATATAAAAACGTTGCTAGTGATATCACGGAATTAATACTAGATAGCGCAATTTCTATGAAGCCAGAAATGACCTATGCAGATAAACAGCAGGAGAAGCTTAAAGCTGCTGTAAAGGAAGCAAGAAACAAAATAAAAGAAAGGGAGACTATAAAGAGGCAGAAAGCAGAAAAGAAACATGAAGAGGAAATAGCAGAAAAAGACAAGGCTATAGAAGAACTCGAAAGCGCTATCAAAGAAGAAAGAGAGTCAGTAAACGAGCTAAAGCGAGATTTAAGAAAAGAGCGCAGCGAACTGAATAGAAAGAGCAAGGCGATTAATAGCATTAAGTGGTACTCTAACAAATTATCAAACAAGCTGTTAAAACCTACCAATACGCAGTTCATGCCGGAAGAGTTTAGGAAATCTATCGCAAAGGTTCTATCTGAGATGGATTTTTCTACAGATCGTGGCGACGCGTTCTATGAAACGCACGGATATAACAAGACCTATGAAAACTTCATGGAGTTAAAAAACGAATATCGCAAGGTGCTTGAAGAAAAGAACGACGGCGACAGTACGTTTAGTTTTGTTGAGGATGAAGACTTTATGAATCAAATCGATTCAGTTCTTGAGTCTTTAAAAGAATCAAGGCTTGTCGATATGGATGCAGACACAATCGAAAGCGTTAGGGATGTAATTAGAGGTTTAGACAGCATTATAAATAAGCATAACGATATGCTTAAGTACGACCAGTACAAAACAATTAGTGAAACAGGAAATGCGGTAATTAGTGAACTCAGCAAAAAAGCAGAAAAGAATCGCTATGCTGGCGGAGCTAGTGCTGTATCTAAGTTTATATTCTCGAGAAATATTAATCCGGCAGATAGATTTGCTGTACTGGGTGGCACGCTCAATAAGCTGTTTAAAGAGATAACAATCGGATTTGATGATCACGCAATGAATGTTAAAGGCGCTCAAAATGAATTTCAGAGAATTCAAGAGGCTGTAGGCGAAGATACATTTAATACTATCTGGGAAGATTCAAAAGTAGAATCATTTAAGCTAGAATCTGGGAAAACCTTAAACCTAACTCGTGGGCAGATGGTGACATTATTACTTCTTAGCGAAAGAAAACAGGCACTAGAACACATTCTTACTGGTGGTATTCAGACCGCAGAGGTTAAACCGAAAAAACTCGGTAAAAATACTGTGCTTAGAAAAAGCTCCGTGCAGAGGGAAAAGATAACACGTAGTGATATTATAAATATCGTTAAGAGCTTATCTCCGGAAGAAATAAAGTGTGCAAAGATGATTCAGCATTACCTTAATACAACGGTATCTGACTGGGGAAATGAAGTATCCATGAAAGTATGGGGATATAACAAGTTTACAGAAGAAAAGTATTTTCCTATCAAGATTGCAAGAGAAACTGTAGATGCTAATGTTGAAGAGGCAGCGGTAACTAAAATTATCAATCCAGGATTTGCAAAGAAGACGAAACCATCAGCAAAGAATGCGGTTGTGCTAGATAACGTATTAAGTGTCGCATCAAATCATATAAGCGCTATGAGTGCGTACCAGGCACTATCTATGCCGTTACAAGACCTAGAAAATGTATGGAACTATAGAGGGTATGGAGAAGATGGCATAATTAAAGGCTCTGTTAGAGAGGCAATCGAACGTGCATATGGTAGAGAAGCCAACGAATACATAGAGAAATTCCTAAAGGATGTAAACGGCAATATCGCAAAAAGTGAGATGCCTATCACAACCAAGATTATAGGAACAGCAAAGCGTGCTGCAATTGCAGCCAACGGAAGAGTAGCTATGCAGCAGCCTATGTCAATCGTTAGAGCGTCCGCCGTGATAAATCCAAAATATCTAGCTAGGAGCAAGTATTCGCGTGATGCGGTAAAAGAGATGCAGCAACACTCAGGTGTCGCTGTGTGGAAAGACCTAGGCTACTATTCAACAGACGTAGGACCAAGTCTTACCAATGCTATGATTAACAAGGAAAATAAACTAGAGAAAGTAACACTTGATATGTACGGTTTCCTTGATAATATGACATGGGGTAAAATCTGGGGTGCTTGTAAGCTCAAAGTTGAAGACACAATGAACATCCACGAAGGAGACGAAGGATACTGGCAAGCAGTAAACGAACAGTTTAGAGAAGTTGTGTATAGAACTCAGGTATTTGACTCTGTACTATCAAGGTCCGAACTAATGAGGCAAAAGGATGTAGGATCATCAGTGTTAACAGCATTCTTATCAGAGCCAACTAAAACGCTGTCGCTGTTCATTACTAATCAGCAAATTGCAAAGCAGATGTATGACGAGGGCAATGTAGCAGAAGCTAGAAAGCTAGTCGCAAAACAGTTTGGTTGGTTTATATCGTCGGCGTCGGCAATGGCGGTTATGAAATCTTTTTATGATGCTGCAATAAGACACATAGCGGACGATGATAAAAAGGACAAGAATATCGTTGAACGATTCCTCGATGCGCTTCTAGGAGAGAACAAACTCCATACAGACGGAAATCTATTTGGGGAACTAAATCCTATAGCTATGCTACCTGTAGGGAAAGATATCCAGTCGGCACTACAAGGATATACACCATCAAGACTAGATATGTCCCTATTTGTAAAAATTAGTGACGCATACAAGGCGTGTATAGATCCTAAAAATAGTCTAGTTACAAAACTTGAAAAGATTGCTAATGCTGCAGGTGTGTTCTTTGGGCTTCCTGTGGACGTAGTTTATAGGGATTTAAAGGGCTCGTTTACATATTTAGCATCAATACACGACTTTTTCACCGGTGAAAATACAAAACAAGATTTGCTGATGGACTTCGCGAAAATCGAGAAAACATACAAGGGTAATAAAGGCTACTTTAAAAGCGTTGCGACCGACTCCGAAAAGTACGATAGCGAAACGAGAGAAAAGGCAGCTAAATACATTCTTGAAAACGATAAAGAATACACAAGAGAGAAAATCGATAAAGAAACGATTAATCGCATTAAGAGAAACCATAATGATGAAATGGATAACTTTATCAAGAAAGGCAAGAATGAAGAGGCTGAAAAACTTGCAAAGAGTCTTGCAGCGAGAAATAGCATGTTAGATGCAGAGGAGTATTTGCAGCAGCGTATTAATAAGGTGAAGACTGATCAATTGAAGAAGATTGAAAATGCCCTCATGAAAGGTAACGTTGAAGAGGCTGAAAAGTTTGCAAACAAATTTAACAAGATGAATATCAATGTTCAAGGCGAGCAGTACACCTCTGATGTGGCTATGGAAAAATCAAAAGAGTGGATACGAAAGGAATATCTCAAAGGGGTTATTGGTGGTTTAAAAGCTCAAAATAACTTAAAGGTTGAAAAACAACTCGCAAAGATAGAACGCATAGACCCAACAAATACCGATTTTCAGCGTGAAGAGGTGCTGTATAGTGCAAAACAAAGCATAAGATATAGCTACTATCCATATATCAACAAGGCTCTTGCTCGTGGAGACATTGAAACGGCAAGAGTATATGCGCAAAAAATAGGAGCTCTCTATCCAGGAGACCGCAAGTATACCGCAGATGCTGTCATTAAAAGGAGCTATAAATACGCTACAAGGAATAAAAGGAAGAAGAAAAGAAGGTAGATTTTGAGGCTGTCGAAATGACAGCCTCATTTCTTTTAAAATTACTAAAGTAGAATTTATAGAAAGTGTAGGAGGCACATATGGATAAAAACAAAAGAACTAAGCTAAGAGATGGTATTGCAATGATCATCACAGGTGTAATCGCTGTACTAATGGTATTTGGGGTTAATGTCCCAGTAATTAGCGACACAGTGATAGGTAAGGTAGCATATGTAATTGCATTTGCGATATCGTATGCGGTGAATCATTACTTCAATCACAACTATAGTAAAGAGGCGAAGCAATCACAAGAGTTGCTGGATTACTTAAAGGAAGCTAAAAAAATAAACGAATACGTACAGCATGTTGATAACTACGTAAATAAACAGCCTGTCATAGAGGCAAATACAAATGAAGAGGTTATCAACGAGGAAAAGACAAGCGAAGATAACGAGGATGAAGAGGAAAGCGAGGCGAAAGGCTAATGGCAACAAGGCAGCAGTTCGTACAGACGGCAGTTAGTTATCTCGGAGCGGTTAGAGGTTCAGCTAAACATCGCCGCCTTATCGATATTTTTAACCAGCATAAACCAGATGGCTGGCCAATGAACTATGTTGCACCGTGGTGCGCTGCGTCTGTGTCCGCTTGGGCATACGAGTTAGGAATTGGAAATCTAATCCCGGTCAGCGCAAATTGTGGAACAATGGTTTCTAAAGCTAAGCAGATGGGCATATGGCTTGAAAACGATTCATACACTCCGAGTCCTGGAGATCTAATCCTGTATGATTGGCAGGATTCCGGATATGGCGATAACGTAGGTGGACCAGACCATGTAGGCGTGGTCGTATCTGTTGGTGGCGGAATGATTACCGTTATTGAAGGAAACAAGGGTGCAGCGTCCGTTGTGGGATATAGAAGCGTACCTATCAACGGCAGATATATAAGAGGGTTTGTGAGACCGAATTTTGATGGAGTAAGCACAGCACCGCAAAGCGCTAGCTCTGGAGACTATGGGCTATATCATGTTAATTCGTCTGTTGGTCTTAATGTAAGAAAAGGACCCGGAACAAACTATGCTAGGATAACTACATTATCGAATGGCACGCCGCTTCGAATTGTAGAAATGAGTGGCAACTGGGGTAGATCCGTAGGAGCTGGTGGCTGGGTTTGTATGGACTATCTCACGAAATCAGGAGCAACATCAGCGCCTACATATACACCTAGTAACACGAGTGCATATGCTGTAGGTAGAACATATCAATTAATTTCTGATATGCGCGTAAGAACTGGTCCAGGAACAGGATATAGGCAGCGAGCATATTCCGAGTTGACCGCAGACGGAAAGAGACACGCACTCGCTGGAAGCCTAGCTTGCTTGCGTGCAGGTACCCAGATAACCTGTTTAGAAATGCGAGGAGATTGGATGCGAATTCCATCAGGATGGATTTGCGCTCGCCAGGGAAGTAAGGTGTATATCAAATGATGATAACAGCATGCAACTCTGCGATGGGTACAATTATTGACTTGATTATCGGAGCTATTGTCGGTATGCTAGGAGGGTACATAAGGTACTTGATAAAGAAACAAAAAGCAGAAGACAGTGTGAGAGAATGTCTTGTAGAAGGCATGATGTGGATTCTCCACGATATCCTAGAACCGATGTGCGATGTAGTTATAAATCGAGGCTTTGTATATCTAGACGAATACGAGAACCTAAAATCAAGGTTTGAAATATACGAAGGATTAGGCGGAAAAAACGGAATCAAGCAAAGAATGGTAATGATAGAGATGCTACCGAAAAAACCAAGAGGATGTGAATTAGAGTGATTTTGATAAAACGTGTTGCAAAAATCAATGTAAGTATTGAAAAATACACGATTTAGAATTAACTCGTAA